GTAAAGAGATCACTTCCAGTTGTTACAGAAGTGATTGCTACTTCAGGCTGATAAACTCCAAATTCCAGTATATAGTTGTTTGAACTTCCAAATCCTATAGTAAAAGGAATCAACTTTACTGCATTTGCTTCTTTTCCAACTCCTACTGCATTTGGTTTGGTTCTCGCTATATATTGAGTTCCTGGTCTTCTTGCAATTCCACCATTTGGTGTAACCACAAAGTTGGTAAGTTCTTGTACAGATTTGGAATACAATTCCTCATCTACAAAACCTTGTGATTTAACCGCAATCTGACCTCCCCAGAAATTAGTCTGAGTTTGGGTCACTCTCATTTATACACCATTTGCAGTTGATGCAGAAAAAGGTCTGAAGTTTCCTGACATGGAAGTGTTCCTTGAATTCAACCATTCATTGGATTCAATAACATCTGCAGTACCAACTTGTGCATCAATACTTCTTGCTTCTGATAACACTTGCTGGAATTTACCTAACATCAAATCACGCAATGATCCTTGACCTGTAAGATCCATTGCAATTTCTGATGCAAGTCCCATTGCTATTGCTTGAACCAATTGTGCATCAAAATCAGTAGTATCATCTCTGGAACTAGGTTTTTTGATGTATTTGATCTTTGCAGTAGTAGCATCAGTCAGAAGATACTGACCTTCTACTTTGAATGGATAATCGTATTGGTCACTTTCATAGAGGTTTAAAACCCTGAGAACAATCGTATTATCCAAAACATAGGCATAGTCATATTCAAATGGAGGTGTATAGTCTCCACTTTTGGATAACTCTGTTCTATGAGTCATACAATTCCAAGGATGAGAACGAAGTACCGCATCTCTTACATCTTCAAACCTTAATTTACAGGCTCTTGCCCGTGCATTAGCATCATCAAAAGCTGTAATAGTTCCATCACCAATATTGTTCAGTGCAATATTAGAGATCTGAATTGCAGTAGCCATTAAGCTTTTTTCTTAGCAGTTTTTTTAGGAGATGGTTTCTTCCAGGAAGTCCAACCTATTTTAAGAAGATCATGCCATTCTTTAGAATTTTGAATAACAGACTTTTCTTCTCCATCTTCTGAATAAAGAACGATATTAGCCATAATTACTCTTTTGTAAAAAGGAGGCCCCTTAGAGACCCCCTTAAAGTTAAAAATCAATCAAGTGAATAAAATATACACAGATTGATTGTTTTACTTGCTGCTAATGTAGCACTAGCAGTAGTGATAATGATGTCTGTTTCTGCGGTATACGCATAACCAAAACCATCAATACCTGTTCCACTAGCTCCACCAATCAAAGTTACATTACCATCTGAAGCATGAGCTTTTGGATGCATGTAATGCACTTTGTTGTCATCACCGCAAATTGATTCAGTAATGAATCTATTAGGATCACTGGAATCTCCAACTTGCAAAGTCGCAGATGCATGAATGTCATCTGTAACCAATATAACTTGCCATACCCTTGCACCTTTGGGCATTCGAGCCATAGCGATGGTTGATCCAGCACCTTCGTTGCCGTCAGTTTCATACGCATCATATTGGACACGTAATCTTGCTCCATGTTCCGCAACATTGACTTGTTCTTTCGGGACATTTTGGTCGAACTTCGTAAAGTTCGTTCCATAATTTGTAGTTGCTGCCATAGTATTTTCCTTTTAAGAGATTAAGCTGCCATGCAACTGAGTTGAACAACACGTTCTTCTTCAAGACGGGTTGCTCCAACAGTCATACGGTAATAAATATACTGGCTGAACCTCTTGTCTGGACGCTCAGAAATACGTGCTACAATGTCTTCCCAGATACAAAGACCTACGCCTCTGCGATGAAAAGCTAAGCAATACTCTACGTTAGCACCATTTTCCTGTGGACATGCAGTAGTGCCAGAGTAAGATTCAGTGCCAGCAGTGGTGGGAATCTTTTCAGTTCTGAGAATATTGAATCCCATATACTGATTCAAATCACCAGCAACCAAAGCTCGTACTTGATTATAATCAGCACTATTAACTTTAGTCGAAGTCAATAATTGAGCTAATTGATTAGCATTAAGAACAAGAAATAAATTACTATTCCCATTCACATCATAATCATCAGCTTCTCCTGATCCCAGAATTTTACGAGCATGAATCAATTTACCTACCGTGAGATTGGTATAACCTGATTCGCTATCAACAGCATATGTGTTGGTATTAGCATCAACTTGCTGAGATGCATCAAGAGATATAGATGTACTTGCAGCACTTCCTGAAGTATTTTCAGAACCAGATGCAGTACCTACAATTGCACCAATAACCTCTTCATCAATTGCTCTTCCCATTGCCATAGCAGCATTGACGGAATAAGCAGATGCAGGATCAATCAAGAGCCTTAGTTTGTCTGGATTATCAATCATGTCACCCCAATCATAGTCAACAGGTGTTACCCTACGTCTATCATGTGGTGTACTGATTAATGGTGAGTCAGCATGTCTGCTGGTAACTCTTTGTGCTGAAGTAGCACCGATACGATCCATGAAGACTTCTTCACCGATCTTTCCTGCTTCTAATGTAACTGCATTACGCAGTCTACTTCCCATTTGTTGGACGAGAAGTTGTACATTGGCATCAAATTGTTTGACAAATGCCGTTGTGACTTGAGTGGACATATAAAATCTCCGCAATTAGTGAGTAAAAAAACGCACATTTGCGAATTGTCCACATGGGGTTCGCTGACATTATCTAAATGCCAGGGGTATAAAAATACCTTGTCTGGTCTAAGTTTTAGCTCAAGTGGCTATAGAGTTTAGTCATCTTAGCAACGGCTGCCTGATGATTAGGATCATAGGTATCCATGTAAGATTGTCTAAAATCTTTATCATTCAATAATGAATTGATTTCTTCTTGAGCATTGGCTGGATTCATTCCACCAAGAACTGCGTTATTTGATCCTGGTAAAACTGAATCTTCTGCCAAGACTTCACCTATTCGGGCAAAGACTTTTAATAATTCTGGATGGTTTCCCATTCCTGTTTCTTCAATAACCTTAACTGCTTCAGGAGTAGCAAAATTCATAAAAGCTCGTCTTGCCATTTCCAGGTTGTGATTAAACTCATCACCCCATTCCTGTTGTAAAGTGCTTAGGTTATCAACTTCAAACTGCTCAAACTGTTGTTGAGAAGTTTCTTCACGTTCAGCAATATCCTGTTGATATGCTTGGAATATAGTTTCTGCCTGTTGGTTGTTTAATCCCAACTGGTGGGCAAACTGTCTATAGTTTTCTGTCTGCTCTGGATCATGATCTCCTAAAGTGTAACCATTATGGTCTTCAGGTCTTCCAAGAGCATTATAAACATCATCCATAGGTTCACCTTCTCCAGGTAAACGTAGGAGTTGTTCTGCTGGTACACCCATCTTTTTAACAAGATTGACATACGATTTAGCCAACTTATCTACAGAGTCAAAAGTCTGTAGGGATGGTTCTTCTCCTAATCCATCAGGCAATCCTGTAGGATTAAACTCCATTGGACTAGAAGTGATTGCTGGTTGTTCTGCAGAAAGCATTGAACCGCCAGAGTCAATGGCTCCTGAATCGCTTGGTGCAGCTTCAGAAGTTGTCATCGATGCTTCGCTCATAATTTTGCTTCATCATGGTTTGAATTCGATCTGCATCCAACGACACATAATTGAGAATGGCTAGAACAACAGATCTTCGCCCTTCGTTATATGATGTTTCCTGCAAATCACTGGTTATAGTGGAATTCCAGATAAAGTTATTCTTCATCAAGTCTTCCAACACTTCTCTACCAGCTTCGGTAGAAAATACTTCTTTATAAGTTGCTCTCCGTTTACGGTCTTTATCAAACATTATACTGCAGTCATCTGCTGTGCTGCCATTGCTCTATTCTTTTCTGCAGTTGAGGTTACTTGGTCAATGTTTGCTGTTATTTCTGCTTGTTGTAATTGTTGCATCATTGCTGACTGTTCCTGCTGTTGTTGCAACTCTTGTTGAAACTGTGCTTCATCTTTAACAACACTTGGTGGTGTTCTTAAGATATCTGCACCAAGTTTAACTACTTGAGAAGTATCCAGCCTCTGCAGAATGGTTGGGTCGATTTGGGCAATTGGAGTAAGGAACTGAATCAGTTGAGATATGCTGTTCAATTCATAGCCCCGCATTGCTACAGAGACTGGATTTCGATATTCGATCTTAAATTCTTCTTGTTCCATAACAACATCAGGAGGTTGAGGAAGCAGATTATTAGTAAGAAGAATTTGAGTTGCCCGTTCTATCATTGGTCCTAGCATTTCAATTTCCTGTCTTGAAACAATAGGTCCAACAATCTGTAAACGATCTCTTTGTCTTGCCTGAACTTCAGTTGCAGTAAATCTTAAAACATCCCCATCATTTGCAACTGGTCCTGGCAATTCCATCATGTCTAGGTAGAACGACTTTTCTATGTTTTCTCTGACTTGAGCCATTTTTGCTTCTGCAATGTCAACTCTTTGTGCAGAAGGCATTGGAAAGATTCTTTCGTCTTTGCCTAGTCCTGATCGATAGTAGTTGATTCCTCCAGGTGTTGTTCTTATAGGGTTTAAGAATCCGTCATCAGGAATCATCAATGGTGGATCAACAATCTTCTGTAATGCTTTGAGGTAGGTCTTTTCCATCTCATTGAGCATTTTAATATCTGCCAATGCTTCAGCACCTGGACCTCTTCCATAAGTTTCCTGTGAATTTCTTTCCCAACGACTGCATACAAATGGAAATGATTCAAAACCACCTACATTCAGAATGGCTTTTGCAGTAGGCATGAAATAAATACTGACAAATGGGAATCGTTTGATGGGAGCATCTTTAAATGTAGATATTGGTTTAACTACATGTACGCATTCAAATTTGTCATAGTATTTTCCTGCTTCTATGGCTTTTTGTACTTTATCAGGAAGTTTTTCTTCACCAAATGCTTCCAGGACTTCTTTTGCAGTATGTTCGTAAACTCTATAGATCGTATCTACACGACCCATTTCGTTCTTTGCAAGGAAGCAGTTATAGAGTGGATAACTCGCAAAATATGGTCCTTCACCTGGAATATCTTTAATATGCATAACTCCTGTACCGAATGCACCTAAATCCAATAGGTATTCATGCATTGCAGGATGGAAGTTGTTGTTGGGTCTATTAAAGGTCTGTATTAATACTCTTGTAGATTCTTCCAACCACAACTGTACATCTCGTTCTTCATTGAGTGCATTATTTCTCATCTTCAACTCAAACCAGTTTTGTGTACTGGGAGTCAACAGATTATGCATACCAGATGAAAATCTGGTTAAGGCACGTAAAGGTGTAGATTCAAAGATCTTTTCTCTACGTTTCTCTCCTGCAGTTCTTAGGGTAAGGAAATCACTTCTGTTAGGAGAAACAAGATCTCCTATTTCCTGCCAAGTGCTTTCCCAGTTACGTCTAGAGTCTTTGAGAGATGCTAACTCAGATGTAAGCTGTGTGAATAAATCCATCAGCCTGTAAGACCTTTAAAGGTTTGCCTTCTACCAAATCCTGATTTTCGTCTTTGTCTTACGTTGTTTCCATAAGATGCCATTGAAAAAGGATTATTACTTTCAGGAGATTTTTTTAATGCAGGAGCCAAATCTGTTGGATCTGGCAATTCGTCTGGGTTCATTAAATCAGGAAGACCTAACTTATCTGTAAACCCTTGCCATTGTTTTTCAACGTGTGTTTGCAAATCATTTGCTCTCTGTTCCATGTTTGTTTTATGTCCACCAGTTAAACCTGCTTGTGCTAATCCACCTGTAAATTGGTCAATTGCACGACCTGTTGATCCTCCCATTAGTATTTTCCTGTAATTAAGGTT